GTAATACAAGATGGACCCTTCGCATGTCGTCCTCTACCTCAGTCGGTCGCTCTGTCGCTATCTGGGCGCGGGTGCTGACCTATTGACACTGAGGGGAGCGGAAGATCCCCAATGGTTATGGCAGGCTTCTTCCACTCGTTTCAAGGACTTCTATTGCACTGGTCCCATACATAACTTTTCCATTCGACAGCTAAGGGGATACTCCTTCCTTTTCGTCGTATATGAGGGAGATCGTGTGCGATGTTTAGATGGAGATGTCCCCCGTGATGTCGTTATCACCCCACATCAACTCTCTTCACTTAAGGGACAGAAGGATCTCGAATCTCTTATCGGCAAAGCTCGCGTCCCGCTTCGCCGAACTTTTGGTGACGAGATCCGGAAACACGCTGCCACCTTTTGTGATAGCTTCTCAGGATCGGAGGCCGAAACGATCATGATGCTGCGAACTGATAGGTATCACATCTCAGGTCGCACTCCGAACCCTCCGAATTCCAATTTTCCTTATCCTTCACTTCCCTTCAAGGGGGATAGGGAGTGTGGTGACAAACTTGTTGCCATGCTCGACTATCTTATCCCTCATGCTGAGTATCGAGCCATTTACGTAGGTTCTGGTCGCGGAGACACAGTTCAGTCTTTCGCACGCCGTTCCCCGCGAAGGTTCTCACTCGGCCAGTGGGTTCTCATTGACGCTAATGTGTCATGGGAGGCCCCCCCTTCTAACGTACTTCTGTATCAGGGGTATGTCCATTCTGTCGACGACGTGGCCCAGTTCCTTGTTCCAGGCGCCCTTAACCAAATTCTCATTTGGGACGTCAGGACTGACAATGTCGGTTTGAGTAAGTTCCAATGGGAGGAGCGCGCCATGGAGCAGGACATGTTAGGCGAGAACACCGCTGAGGCCTTGCAGTCGGAACTCGCTGCCGCACTTCTTAAACATAGAATCCCGCAGTTCTCAGATAATCGGGATGAAGTGTTCACTTCCACTCTTCTGCCTCAGCCCGGAGCGCCCGCTGGCATGTATGAAATGCGGAACTTTTGTCGCCTCGACGGTCCCCGTACTTTTAACCGCAGCATCCCCACCGCGCAAAGGCATCCCATCAAATACGATGAGTGTCGCGCTATGGTGGAAGAGCTGCATCGATCGCGTAGGGGCGCCAATCTTAGACGGCGCATCTTTGAGTTTCTGCACATACAGGACGAGGACGGGCTGTTGCATTTCGGAGAAAAGACCGCGCATCTTTTCTATTTGACCAATTCATGTAATGAGGAACACATCGGTGACCTACGCGCCATCGTTCGTAGTGCTGGAATCGCAACTCTGTGGGTTGGAGGCGAGATTTTCGGCTATCCGGATTTCTCGTACGATAGACGGCTCGCTATTGCTGATTTCTGCACGAAGGACAGAATGGTGTATTCCGGTCTAGGATACATCCTCTTACTTATGTGGGAAGGTTCAGTTCCCACTTCGCTGCCTTTCGACCCCTGGTGGGCCGACTCTTTTGCCGTTATCGTCAAGAGACGCGAGGTTCCCTTCCTCCCAGACGTCTCTTTGTGCAGGTTTATCGGTATTAGAGAACGGTCCTCTCAACTACGTCTCCGCTTTCGAGAGGTGCACGATGTTATGGATGTAGTCAAGTCCCTGGGCGTCGACGCTTCAGGCCATCTGTTCATCGGGATTCTCTCCTCCAACTATGTCTTTGATCCGTACATCTGGGTCAACATGATCATGCTGTGGTCACAGCAATCTAGAACGGACAAGATCAGAGACATAGAGTCACACGGTGCGGCGGTCATCGAGTGGGATCGGTCCCACATGGATAAACCGTGGCACTCGTTCGATGATCTTACTGCTTCCCTCGTGGCTTTAGGGAAAATCCTGCCTCCTCAACGTTATCGATCCTTTCTGAGTCGAGTACGAGGATGGCTGGACTCCTATGCGTAGACTAACCCTCGCGCATAGTGGGCTCTCCTTAGAACCCGAGTGGGTTTGTACGGTGTGAAGGCCTCTTTTACCTAC